TACCGTCCCATTCCAACGGCCATGACGCGGGCGATTTCGGTTTGATATTGAAACGCGTCGAGCCGTCGAGCATCGTCACCGGCTCAACCGATTTGCTCACTTCTGTCGGGATGGTCGTAGCGGACCCCGAGGGCCAGCAGATTTGAGGGAGAGTCGTCTGGGCGCCCGCGATCCCGAGTTTTATGTCTGCCATTGTAATCTCCCTCCGTGGCGACGCGCCTCGCCATCAACGGCCGCGAACATCCACCTCGCCGCACGGCGGCACATGTCCTCCGTCAGCGCCGCCGACGTTACGATGAGCGGACTGTTGACCGTCATGGAGTAGCCGCCTCCACCCTTCGACTTCGGCCGGACGCTGAGGTATTCCGGCCCGGCCTCGCCCGCAAGGAACATCGTCGGCTTCGTGACCATGCCCTCGAATCCCTTGGCAAGCGGAATGGGTTGAGCGACGATGGCCGCTATCTGGATGGCACCGAACGCCGCCACGACCGCCGCCAAGATGGGGCCGAATATCCCCCCTTGCGCCAACGCCTTCGTCATCCCTTCGGCGACGTTGATGATGGCCTGTGCGATCGAAAATGCCTTCTGCTGTTTCGCGGCCGCGTGTTGCGCCGCCCGCCGCTTGATGTCGTACTCGGCGTCGAGCGCCATGATGGCCTTCTGCTTCTGGTCCTCGTCCTTGACCGTGGCGTTGATGTAATCCAGCCGCTTCTTATATTCGTTGTCGATGGCGATTTCGGCGTTCTTCTGTTTCTGCGTCGCGATGGCCTCGGTCCCCGCGAACACGGCTTCGGCGCCCTGCATCACCTTGTCCATCGCCGCCGTCCACTTCTCGGCGAACGTCGGCTTTTTCTTGTTCAGCCAATCGAGAGCAGCCCCGATGATTTTAGTTCGGTCCGCCGCCTTGTCGACCGCGTGGGAATAACCGGCGATGGCGGGCAGGGTGTCGGCTACGATAGTTGTCGAGATACCCGCCAGCCAGTCTTGGAGCGCCTTGAACGCCGGGAGGTGCCGCCCCCAGTTGACCGAGTCGATAGCTGTGGCCAGGAGCTTGACCTGCACAGCGGCAGGCTTCGCCGCCGTCCCCGTCTCCGTAAATCCTGCCTTGGTCTTGGCGAGCGCGGCCGCCTCCTCGTCAAGCACAACCTTCAGCGCCGCCGACGCCTTTGTGCCGAGCATGTTGTCCTGTATCCAGCTCAAGAGTTGAACCGAATTGAGGTGATATTGCTCGCGCAGCCCCGGAAGCATGGCCCGGTTCCAGCCCAGCGCCCCGGCCATTTTGTTGAGCGAGGCTCCGGCTTTATTGTTGGCCTCTGTCTGTTCGCCGAGGGCGGCCACGTAATCCCGCCGCCATGCACCAGAGAAAGCCCTCACGGCAAGCATCAATCCGTGCATCGCCTCTTGCAGAATTCCCGTTTCCAGGACTGTCGTCCCTAAGTCCTGCTTCGCGTTCTTCCATTCGAGGCCGAGTTTCTGGACCTGCCCGGCATAGGTCTCCGTATCGGCGATGGCCCGCTTATACAGGTCTTCGAACGTCCGCATCATCGCCGCCCGCTTCTCTTCCTCGGTCGTGGCGTTGCGGATCGCGGGGATGAGCCGCCCGAGCATGGTGTAGTTCCCCTCCATGCCCTTCGTGACGGTCTCCGCCGCGCTCGCGAGGTCTGTCCCGAAAACGGACGCCAGGCCAAGCGCACCCCGCGTCGCCAGCTTGATGCCCTTCTCGTCGAGCGTCGAGAATTGCATGATGAGCGATTCCGCGCGGAGAATGGCGTCGTCTTCTGCGAGGCCGAGCTTTTCGAGCTCCCCCGCATAGCGGCGCAAATTGTCGACCATCCCCGGCATCGTCCGACCGGAAATGGAGAAGGCGGAGTTCAGCCCCTTGAGCGCCTTCTCGTAGTCGGCCGCCTGCTTGATGGAATCCAGGAACTCCCGCTTGAGCACCTGGAAGCCCTGCATCGCCAAGTTTGCGGCAACCTGGCCGAGAGCCATCGACTTCCACAGGGATTCGTGCTGGCCACCGGCCAGGACGGCCGTCGCGCCCATTTCTTTGACGGCCGCGTCGAATTTCTGGATGGACTGCGCGGCCGTCGCCGCATCGACCGTGATTATATACTTGACGTCGGCCATTTTATCCGCCTTTTTCAGATCGACGTTCCGCCGCTGCTATCTCCGCCTCATGGATGACGGCCAGCCGAGCGAGGAATATCTCCATGTCAATGCCCGACAATCCAAAATCCCTAAGCAGGATCGGCATCATCCCGAAGTCCTTTACGAACCCCGTCGCGTTCCTGTAATAGAAGTTCCACGCCTCCAGCTCGTCCGGCTCCAGCGACGGCGGGTTTTGCGCTGGATGAGCTCCTCGCCCGACCGGCTCGTCCGGGTCGAAGGCGTGCCCGTATGTGGCTTTCCAAGCGAGGAGCTCCTTCAGTTTTTTAAGAACAGCTCTCGATTGAGCGAGTCTTGGGAAATGGCCGCGCCGAGGATCGTACCGCGCCCGACGACCGGCTCAGACATCAGCGGACGTAAAACATCCGCCTTCGTCTCCGGGTCTATGGGGATGGCCTTCCCTCCGTCGGTGAGGTCCCACTCAGCCACGGCTCCGATGGCCACCTCCAGCATCGCCCGCGACTGGTACTTCCACATCTCCTGCGCCTCGGCCACGGTGTACGCGTCCGTCGCACGAAGCCGGACCTTGATGGACGGAGGGTCGAGCAGGGTCGTCTCCAGTTCGTAGGTGATCCACGTCGAGAGTTGTTCCAGACGTTTCAGATTCGACATCTAGCCTCCTATCAGGTGACGTAAGCGGTCGTCCGCAGATTCGTAAACGACATGTAGGGCCGGACGTAGGCCATTCCCGACGGAGCGGCGGCCGCTTCCTCGACGACGAACTCCAGCGTCCCCTTGATGATCTCCTCGAGGTTGATGCCGGGAGGCGTGACGAGTTTGAGCCGGGGGAACGAGAACTGAACCTCATAGGGATACCCGGCGGCGGCCAAGGCGCCCTGGAACGTGATGTCCATTTTCATCGGCGTCATGGCCGTGAACATGTCGAGCCATGTGTTGGCGGCCTCGACGAAGGGAAGCGTGATCTTGACCGTCGTCTTGAACGTCGACTCCTTCGGCTGGGCGATATAGGTGGCGCCCATCGAGGTCTGGGGCGGCATCGTCCGTTCGAAGTCGATGGACAAGTCCGCCACTTGGACAACGTCCGTAGGCGCGGCGAGAGCGCTCCCGGCCTGGGTGTTCATCCGCAGGACGCCGTGCTGGAACTTGACGAAGTTCCCGGTCGTCTCGGGCGAGATGGCGTCCACCTGCGTCGCCGCATTGGTGGACGAATTGTTGTTCAGGACGTTCCCGATGAGCCCGACCGAGCCCTGCAGCTTCCCGCCCCCGACCTTGAACGATAACTTATTGGGGATGCACGACGGGATTTCCCAGATGTCGTTCGGCCGCTCCGTGACGAACGTGAAGAAGTCCGTCACCTGGTCCGCGAAGCAGAAGATGTGCTTATAGGCGGCCGTCCCGCCCTGCGCTGCCGGAGCGATGAGCGTCCCGAAGTATGCCCCGATCAGCGACCCCATCGCGCCGGGAGAATACTGGAGTCCGATATTTCCCCCGAACTCGGGGGCGAACTCGATGGGCTCGTAAACGCCCAGGTCGCCGTCGAGCGGCATCACCTGATTGAGCGCGTCCGAGGTGGAGTAAGCCTGTTTGAGCGACGGGTTGCCGTCGGACGTGACGACCAGCTCGTCGAGAGCCCCCACGGCGACGGCCGTTCCCCAGGTCGCAGCCTGTTGGACGGCGCAACCGTAGTAGCGCTTGGAAGGATAAGTGGGAGTCGCCATTTTCTTTACCTCCTAAGGTATTGGCCTTTCATTATTTACCGTACACAAACCCGCATAATGTCGGGTGTTACCATGCCGTCCGACCGCGTCCAGAGGAATAGGATAAAGTAGTCCGTCCCCGCGACACCGCTCTCGACCCATGCCCAGACGCCGTCAGAGTCGGCGTTCACGTGTCCGGCATCGACCGTCAGGCCTGAGGGCAGGACCGTAGCGACGACGTTGGTGACGGCCAGGCCTTCGAGGTCTTCGCCGTGGAAGCGGAACCCCATCGGCCAGCGGGCCGTCGCGGGCTTCGTGAGCCTTGCTGTTTCGAGCATCTTTTATCTCCTTCGCCCGACATCGACGATCCTCTTGCGAGGTCGCACGTCGATCGTCCGCTTCCTGGGATGGACGTTGTGGTAGTGCGGCTTCGAGAACGTCGTTTCCTGGACCCTGGGGGTGCCGAAAGTTTCGACCGATGCGATTGCCCCGGCCGCCAGGACAGCGCCGTTGATGCTGGTCGTCCCGAAGGCTTCGTCGCTCGGGATTCCGTCCGGCCTGATCGCTCCGCCCATGACGTCCGGATCGCCAATAGCCTCCTCTGACGCAATCGCCCCGGCATCAGTGATCGTCCCCCGGATCTGGACATCGCCGAAGGTCTCCTCGGACGCGATGTGCCCGGTCCCGACGATCGACCCGACTGTGACCGCGTTGACGTTCGGTGCGCCGAAGGCCTCGGACGTGGCAATACCGGCGATGCCGGAGACGAAGCCCTTTAGCTTGGGGAGCCCGACATCATGCAATCTAATAAGCGTCACAGCGTCGAGATAAGCGTCCTGGGCCGCGTCGGCGTAATGGAAGGCGATCGACACCGTCCCCATCGACTGGGCCGGGAGCGTTATCGATCGCTCGGCCAGCGTCCAGGCATCAAATCCTGGGACCATGATGAATCCGCCCGTCTGCCAGGACCCGTCCTCCTGAAGATAGCGCGGTAGGAACTCGCCCTGGAACATCGTCGCGATCCAGAGCTCTACGACCTCGGTTCCGTAGCCTCCGGGGATCCTCGTGTAGAACTGGAGCAGATGTTCCTGTTCCTTGGCGAGGGTCAGGTATTGCTCTATCGAGGCGTCCATCGAGATATAATGGAATCGAGCGCAATAGGTTCCCTGATATGCCCCGGTGTCCCGGTTGACGGTCGACGTGCCGGAGGGGTTCTCCGTCCAGTTGGTCAGATTCGTCGGCGAGGTCCAGAGTTCGAGGCCGCCGTCGACAAGGAGGTCGGAGGAAACCTTGATCCCCCCGGCACCCTGGACGGTTCCCTTGATCCTGGCATCGCCCGAGGCGTACCCCGTGGCGATGACGCTGGTCGTGATCCTACCCCGGACCCGAGGCGACGGCACGGACTCTTGGCTCGGGATCCCGGCATCGACCCGGACCTGCGTGGCATAGTGGGCGTGGACGGACGGGGTGCCGAAGGCTTCCTCGCTCGCGATGTTCCCGCAGAAGTCAATGCGATAAGTCCAGGGGATGCCGAAGTCCTCGGAGGACGCGATGCCGGAGGGCTTGATGATCCCTTTGATGGCAGGGACGCCCAGGGCTTCAACGCTCGCGATTGCGCCCGCGTCGCGCACACGAGCGCCCGGGACGACCACCGCAGGTGTGCCGAAGGTCTCGGCGGAACGTATCGCTCCACATAGCTTCTTGGAGCTCAATGCGGCCGTCCCGAATCCTTCAGCCGATACTATCCCCCCGGACGCGAGGACGGTCCCCTTGAGCCCGGGCGTACCGACACCCTCACCCGTCGCAATGCCTCCCGCCCCCTGAATAATGACAGGAGCCCCGGCGTGGACAAGGGCTCCCCCAAAGGTCTCCTCCGTCGCGATGGCACCGGCTGCCAGGACCTTGCCCTTCAATGCAGGCGTCCCCAATGCCTCAGCCCCGGCGATCCCTCCGGCCGAATAGACGGTTCCCTTGATGATGGTCGTCGTGCCAAAGGCCTCCGCCGAGGCGATACCTCCGGCGGAGAGGACCTTGCCCTTGAGCGCCGCCGTCCCGAAGGCCTCCTCGGAGTCGATGTCCCCGACGGTCGTTATCTTCGTCGGCATCACTCCGTGAACCGTTGGAGCCCCGAAGGCCTCCGCCGTCGCGATGGCGCCGCAGAGGTCCTTGATGGCCGGGTCGCGGACTCGCGCCGTCCCGAAGGCGAGGACCGAAGCGATGGCCCCGACGGTCAGGATTTTCGCGAATAGTCCCGGTGTCCCGAATCCCTCCGCGCTGGCTATCGCACCCGCTCCCGTGATCCTATCCGCGATGAGCTCGATCGCGGAGGCGTGGAAGTAGTCGGCGTTCGCGGCCGTTCCGGTGATGTTTCCAGTCGCCCCGGCCGCAGCATCATCCCGGTCTGCCATCGACCCGGACAGGTTCGATGCCCCCGTAGAACTCCTCACGTCGTCGCGCTCGTCGTAGTTCGACGGAGGCGTGTAGGTCGTGCCGTAGCAGTTCCCGCCTACCCAGACGACCCAGTTGCCCGCCATCTGGACGGTGAGCGTCGGGGCGGTTGTGTTGGCCGAGGAGGATGTCGAAGTCGACGTGCTGGTGTTGCCAACGGGCGTTGAGTTATTGACGCCCCGGTAGGTCGAGATGATCGCGACGGCCTCGATCGAGGAGCTGAATCCCCACTGGTAGCTCGCGCCCTCGGACGCGCCCGCGACCTTGACGTAGACGTATTGCCGGATGACCCGCGACCCGGAGATGGCATTGATGACGGCGGTCCCCCATCCTGCGGGAACGGAGTTTATGAGGTCGGATGCGCTCTCGATATTGATGAGG